TTATACAAATGCTGCAGATGTTGCAGACAAACTTGCAAGTGGTGTTGCATACGGTCCTGTGAACAACTTATTTGAAAATTGCACATTTAAGGAAATCTTTGGACAGGGCTTTATTGTTAATAAAGGAACCAACAATGTATCTAAGAATAATAGATACTTTGATGTAGGCAATGAAGGCGGAACAAGTGCTACAACAACTACTAGTATTGTAAAGTTTGACCAGGTTGGTAACTTAACTATTGATGATTGGTTTGAAAGAACTTATGATCTAAGTTATAATCAAACCTATGTAAATGTTAGTAGTGCAAATAGTATTAATTCAAATTCAGATATAACTGGACCTAAGTATCTTCCAGAAATAGAAGGCATTTTTAATTACAATCAATCTTTTGTTCACAACATAACAACCATAAGCACAAACGGTAACTGGGTAACAGGATTTAGACTTCCTGCTAACCAATCAAGATCGTTTCAAATACCGTATCAGTACAACTCAGTACAAGTCAATGGTACAAAACAAGGTACTCTTTATGTGCTAATTGATAAAGAGAACGACACTATATCTGTTACTGATGATTTTGAGTACATTGGTACAGATAATTCACTCACAGGTGACGCATTAAACTTGACATTTAGAGGAAAACTTGTTAATATAACAAGTGGGGATGCTGCTGACACTACTATAGAAACTGCATATATTGAATTTAAAAATGCAACTACAGAAAGTACAATAACACTACCCACATTAACGTTTACTATTTCGTCAAGGTCTTAATGTTTAACAAGAAGTATGAAGAAAGATTAGCCATCTGGAGTGATTTTAGAGCCACCCTCGAAAAGTCAACCACTCCATTTACAGATGTACTAGAATTTTATTCGGACGCTCCGGTAGCTAAGTTTACCTTAGACCCTTGGAACCGAAGTACTTGGCCAGCACCTTGGCAACTAGTAGAAGAGAATCTCTATTGTGGGTTCTCAATCGTATTAGGTATGTGTTTTTCACTACAGTTAACCGATAGGTTTAGTGGTAGTAATTTTGAGATACATATCTGTACTAACAAAGAAAAGGCAGAAACGCATTATCTATTATTTGTAGACAATACTTGTATTGGGTACGAAGATGGTGTTGTTTTAAAGGAGGAAATGCCTGAAGCTCTATACTCGCAAATGATTTATTCAATGCCAGGGCTTCAATAAATACTTCATAAATGAAAACAAGAATAAACAATTTAACCGAACAGGAGTCACATATGTCTAACGGTATCCACATCGTAAAAAGGACCGGCGAACGAGAGCCAATTAATATTAACAAAATACATAAAGTTGTTGAACACGCCTGTGAAGGCTTGGCCGGAGTCAGTAGTAGTCAAATCGAAATGAATGCAAACATTCAGTTTTACGATCAAATGAGTTCAAATGAAATTCAAGAGATACTAGTACGCAGTGCAAATGATCTTATTAGTTTAGATAATCCAAATTATCAATATGCAGCAGCTAGGCTTCTCACATACGGCCTTTACAAGCAAGTATTTAAGAAGTTCCTTGCAATACCATTGAAGGACATAATCAAATCAAATATTGATCGTGGATTATACGATCCTGCAATACTTGAGTCATACACTGGCGTAGAAATTGAAGTACTTGATAGTTACATTAAACACAAGCGTGATGAAAACTTTACATATGCCGGTATGCGTCAAGTAGTTGACAAGTACCTTGTACAGGATCGGTCAACAGGCGAGATATTTGAAACTCCGCAGTTTATGTATATGATGATTGCGGCAACATTATTTGCTAATTATCCAGCAGAAACACGTATGCATTACGTAAGGAGATACTACGATGCGACCTCCCTTTTTAAAGTCAACATACCCACACCAGTTATGGCAGGAGTCAGGACGCCTGTACGCCAGTTTGCAAGTTGCGTACTTGTTGACAGTGATGACACTCTTGACAGTATTTTTGCTAGTGATATGGCTATCGGCAGGTATACTGCTCAAAGGGCAGGCATTGGCATTAACGCTGGACGCATACGTGGCGTCAATGCAAAAATACGCGGCGGCGAAGTGGCACACACTGGTATCGTTCCTTTCCTAAAGAAGTTTGAAAGCACAGTACGTTGTTGCACACAAAACGGAGTACGTGGTGGCAGTGCTACTACACATTTTCCGTTCTGGCATCAAGAGATTGAAGACGTCCTTGTACTAAAGAACAACAAGGGAACAGAAGATAACCGTGTTCGTAAGCTAGATTATAGTATACAACTTAACTTAACAATGTATCAAAGATTGTTATCTGGTGGCAATATAACTTTGTTCTCGCCACACGATGTACCAGATTTATACGAAGCATACTTTGGTGATGCAGCAGTATTCCAAGAACTATATGAAAAGTACGAACGTGCTACAAGTATTAAGAAAAAGACTGTACCTGCAATGGAACTGTTTAGTGCGTTAATTAAAGAACGTGCTGAGACAGGACGTATCTACATTATGAATGTTGATCACTGTAATACACACAGTTCGTTTAAAGATAAAGTTTATATGAGTAACTTGTGTCAAGAGATTACACTACCAACTAAGCCACTTAATCATATTGATGACGAAGAAGGCGAAATTGCGTTATGTATTCTTAGTGCTATTAACGTAGGCACATTACGTTCATTAGACGACTTAGAGGAGCTCTGTGAGCTTGCAGTACGTGCGCTAGAAGAGATCATTGACTACCAACGTTATCCTATCAAGGCAGCAGAAATTAGTACAAAAGCAAGACGCAGTTTAGGTGTAGGATATATTGGCTTAGCACACTATCTAGCACGACAACACGCAAAGTATGAAGATGGAACTGCTTGGCAACTTGTACACGATTTGAGTGAAGCATTCCAGTATTACTTACTTCGTGCAAGTAACAAACTTGCACAAGAACGCGGTGCCTGTGAATACTTTAGTCGTACTAAATACGCTGACGGTATCCTTCCTATTGATACATACAAAAAGGAAGTTGATACAATTGTGGAGAACAAGTTAAACTATGATTGGGATAGCCTACGCAATGACATTAAAGAGCACGGTCTACGGCACAGCACATTGTCCGCACAAATGCCTTCAGAGAGCTCATCCGTTGTGTCGAACGCAACAAACGGAATTGAACCACCTAGAGGATACTTGTCCGTTAAGAAGTCAAAGAAAGGGCCTCTTAAGCAGATTGTTCCGCAGTATCAAACGCTAAAGAATCACTATACATTGTTGTGGGATATGCCTAACAACACAGGATATATTAATGTAGTTGCAGTAATGCAAAAGTTCTTCGACCAAGCTATTAGTGGCAACTGGTCATACAATCCTACGCACTTCCCTGACAATGAAGTGCCAATGAGTCAAATGATGAACGACTTGCTAACAACATACAAACTAGGTTGGAAGACATCCTACTACCAAAATACATACGATTACAAAACTGATCCAAGTGAGTTGGAAGATGAGAAACCAATGGAAACACTTGCACCTGTTATTGAGATGGATATGGATGACGAAGAGTGTGAAGCCTGCAATATCTAGCAAAATAAAGGTTGACATAGTATGATAAGTACGTTATATTAAATAGAAGAGATACATAGGAAGAAGAGAATGGCAAAGACCGTATTCAACAAAGAAAAAGTAGATTTTACAAAACAAAATATGTTCTTCGGAGCAGATCAAAACACACAGCGTTACGATACTTTTCGTTTCCCTGTGTTTGACAAACTTAATCAAACAATGCTTGGTTACTTTTGGCGTCCAGAAGAAGTAAGTCTACAAAAAGACCGTGCTGACTTTGCTAATTTTCGACCAGAACAAAAACACATTTTTACCAGCAACTTAAAATACCAAACACTACTTGACAGTGTCCAGGGTCGTGGTCCGTGCCTAGCATTTTTGCCGCACGTTTCGCTTCCTGAACTAGAAGGCTGTATTGTTACTTGGGACTTCTTTGAAACAATCCACTCACGTAGCTACACACATATTATGAAGAACGTGTACGCTGACCCGTCAGAAGTATTTGATACTATTTTAGATGACGAAAAGATTATTGCTCGTGCAACTAGTGTTACTAAGCACTACGATGCATTTACAGCAGCCGCAGACGCCTACAATCACCGCGGCGAAGGCGATATGCACGATGTTAAGAAGAAACTATATCTTGCAATGCAGACTGTAAACATTCTAGAAGGCTTGCGTTTTTATGTAAGTTTTGCTTGTACGTTTGCATTTGGTGAATTAAAACTAATGGAAGGTAGTGCTAAGATTATTAGTCTTATTGCTCGTGACGAAGCACAGCATTTAGCACTAAGCACCCACGTATTGAAGCTATGGGCTCAAGGCAAAGACGATCCAGAGATGGCTAAGATTGCTAAAGAGTGTCAAGAAGAAGTATACGACTTATGGCGTGAATGTGTTCTAGAAGAAAAAGATTGGGCAGACTACTTGTTCAAAGACGGATCAATGATTGGACTTAATGACAAACTGTTACATCAGTATGTTGAGTACATTGCTAATCGTCGACTAAAGGCGCTGGGTATGGATGCTATATTCGATGCACCAGTTAATACTAATCCGCTACCGTGGACACAGCATTGGTTATCAAGCTCAGGCTTACAAGTTGCTCCACAAGAGACAGAAGTAGAATCTTACATTGTCGGCGGTATCAAACAAGATGTGTCAACTGACAGTCTTAAAGGATTTAGTTTATAATGATTGAAATTTACGGCAAGCCACAGTGTCCGTTTTGCGATAGAGCAAAGGCACTTTGTGAGCAAAGAGAATTAGAATACACATACAAACAACTTGGTACAGACTTTACCCGTGAGGAAGTACTAGAGATGTTCCCCGGAGCACGTACCTTTCCACAAATAAAAGTACACGGTACAAGCATTGGCGGATACGATAAACTAGGTACTTACCTAGAAGAAACTAACTACAACGGAACAGGACACTCACTATAATGCTTATTGAAACACCTTATAAAATCGGAGACGTAGTGTCTCTAAAACTAAGTTCAGGCGAAGAAATACTTGGACGCTTAGAATCAGAAGATACTAACAACTATACACTTAAAAAGCCAATGGTGCTTATTGCACAAGAGAAAGGATTAGGACTTGCTCCTTTTATGTTCTCAGTGTCACCTGATGGTAAATTTGTTATGAAAGCAAATGCAGTAAGTTGTGTGGCT